ATCCTGCCATTCTCAAAGCCATCTTTATCACCTACAAACTTAACCTTCTTAGTTCTGTCAGGCATAATCTTTGAAGAACCTTTTTGCTTCATAGTCCATACTTCCTTTAGAGTGAAATGTTTCAATAACGGTAAATCTGCAATTAGCAGGACGCTCCATATCTTTTGCTGTTAGCACGTATAACTTATGTCCTGCATCTAGTGCTATATATGCATTTTCATTTAATGAATGCTGTATAAAATGTGCCTCTTCAACAGCGGCCTCAGTATCAGTAAACGCTTGAATCATATCATTCTCCTAGCTAAACAATGCTTTCATTTCATCAAGAGCCTTTCGTCCTGCTTCTTCAGCTACTGACTTATCATGCCCAATCAATGCGGCAGGCGGCTCGTATTCACGGTGTAATGCTCTTACTCTGTTAGCATCCCTGATCGCACCAATAATAAGATCAAGGTTAGGCCAGTCAAAGTCAGAGTTAGCATTAGCACGTTGTTCTTTGATAAACACTATGCCCTTGTCTATCTCTTCACGACTGAACTTCCCAATAGCTGAAGCGTTCATTCTCTTAGCCGCGATTAACATCTCATCAGGGAAAGTCACGGACATCTTCTTCTCGCCAAAGACAACAGATAACAATCCAAACAAGTAATTAGTTGCCTGCTTTTCCTCTGGTGTTCTCTCTGGTTCAGAAGTCGGCTTCGAGGTTAAGCCACTTACTTCCTGCTGTATCAGTTGATTTAGATTTTTCATGTTGTTTCTCCAGTACTTCGTCTTCCCATCGCTTTTGGTTTAAAAAGGTACTCGCGTGTAGGATGTATGATTTATTATCCTTTCGCCATTCACCTTTATCTATGCGCTCTTGTATGTTGTTAGCAATCAATGTCATCAGTTCTTCATTAGGTTGTAACTTTTCCCATGCTTTTCTTGCCGATTCCTTTCCTGCTTTTCTAGGATAGAAATCCCAAAACTGACTAAAATAATCCTTATTATTAACTGTATTATTAATTGTATTATTAATTGTCTTATTAACTTCTATTATTTCGTTGATAGGGTATCCATCTTTTTGTAGAGAGGTATCTATTATTTTGTGTATACCCTCCCCATTAATTCGTATATACCTATGAAGGATTTGCTTAGTTCCTTCTTTGTATTCAAGTTGTACTGTGATGTATCCTCGTGTCTTTAGCTGTCCTATCCAACCGCTAACTGTGTTCTTGTCTACTTCATAAAGATCAGCAAAGTATTGATTGCCTGCCCAACAATAGCCTTCCTTGTTGCACAATGCGGTTATCTCTGCGTACAACAATCTAGCCAGTGGCTTTAAAGTCTTGTCATACCGAACATCAGCGGTCAGAATAGCGAAATAGGATGGTTTTTCCATCACTCACCTACCGCAATGAACTCTGACACCTTAACTTCACAAGCATTAGCTAGTTTAGTTAGTGTCTTCATGCTGGGAGATCGGTGATTGTTTCTGATCAAACTTAGGGTGGCTAAGTCCAACCCTGCATTAACGGCAAGCTGACTTTGATTTACACTTAACTCATACATAAAATAATCTATTGATTTGTTGATATCCATGTTAACTCCTTGGTAGTGAGCGTGAACTGTAAATTAATTTTAGTCTATAGTCAATCTTTTGTTGACATCTAGTTAACCCTAGTCCATTATACTATGACAAACAACAATAGGAGATAGACATGAAACAGTACGAAGACCCAAACAGAACTAACCCACCTGACGATGGGAACATCTACATTAACTTAATGTTGGAAAGCTTCTCAGACTTTGAGAGAGGCGAGTACGATTGCATACATGGTCACGAAGCGGAAGACGGAGAGTCAGATAAATACTACCAAGGGTATGGTCAACAGTATGCCCACGAACAACAAGTAGGAGCATAAGATGAGTACATGGAAAACATTATCAGCAATAGACGTATCAAAAAACATTGAGAAGAAAGGCAACCTGTCTTACCTGTCATGGGCATGGGCGTGGTCTACTTTAATGGAACACTACCCTGATTCAAGCTACACATACTGTCCTCCTTCCTTTCTTGAGAATGGTACTTGTGAAGTCAACGTATCAGTCACAGTGAAAGAGAAAACACACTCTATGTGGCTACCAGTAATGGATAATAGGAATAAAGCTGTGCCTAATCCTACATCCAGAGACATTTCTGATGCTCGTATGCGCTGTTTAGTTAAAGCTATTGCCATGCATGGGCTAGGTGCTTACATCTACGCAGGGGAAGACTTGCCGCAAGCTGTACAAAATGCTGTAGTGTCTGGCGATCAGGCTAAAGAGATCAAGGGCCTACTTGCAGAGCATGGGGTAGATGTTAAGGTGTTTCTAAAGCACTTCAAAGCAACCTCAGTGGATGAGATGTTAGCTGTACACTATTCTAAAGCTGTAGCGGCACTGAATGCAAAGGCTAAGAAGTGATAATCCTAGACCACGAACAGGGGAGTGACGAGTGGTTTGCCAGTAGGCTCGGTAGACCCTCTGCTTCCATGTTTAACAAGCTGATTACCTCCGCAGGGAAGGCTAGTTCTCAGGCTGATGGTTACATAAATGAGTTGATAGCTGAGAGATTAACTGGTGTGCGTGTTCCTATCTACGTAAATGAGCATATGCAAAGGGGTAATTTTTTAGAACCTGAAGCTAGAGAGATGTATGAGTTTGTAACTGAGCAGAAAGTCACAGAATATGGGTTTATACTAGACGATTCTGAGGAGTTTGGTTGCAGTCCAGATGGTATTATTAAAGATAGCGATGGCAATTTTGAGGGAGGGCTAGAGATAAAATGCCCGACTGATTCCAACCTGATAGGCTATCATCGTAACAATAAATCGTTTATCAGCAAATACAAACACCAAATTATGGGTTGCATGATGATTACGGGTGTTAAGTGGTTCGATTTAATGGCGTACTCTGAAGAACTACCCCACCTTATCGTAAGAGTGGATAGAGATGATGAGTACATAGAGAAGTTGGCGGCTGAAGTACAAAAAGCTGTTGATATTATTGTAAATGAAACGGAGAATTTAAAATGAAAGTAGGATTATCGGTACGAATTGATGTTACAAAGATCGACAAAGAGCGGCTATACAAGGGTGAAAAGGGTACTTACCTTGACCTTACTACGTTTGTAGACACTGCCGAGCAAGATCAGTATGAAAACAACGGCTTTATCAGTCAGTCTGTAGACAAAGAAGAGCGAGAGAAGGGTGTTAAGACTCCTATCTTGGGTAATGTTAAGGTTTTCTACACTGGAGAGACTGAGCGAGTGCAACAACAAACTAACAAGGAATGGGTTGATGAGTACAAAGCTAACTCTGCCCCAATCACAGAAGATATTCCCTTCTAGCCAAGGTGTCTGTAAGGCCTTCATAGCAGGATTGACCCACCTGTGGCGACAACGGGTCATAATAAAAGGATATTAATATGATTAAGATGCGAGAAACATCAGCAGACAGATCAAAGGAGCAAAGGTTACTGGCGGCAATGTCAAAGATACTAGGTTGTCAGTACAAGCAGTCACCAAATCTTAAAAAGTATAGGCTTGATGGTTGGTTTCACAATGGTAATGATTCTGATAGTCGTGGTGACATGGTTGGTTGGGCAGAATGTAAGTGGTACGGTGACGGCAAGAAAGCATTTTGTGCGTTAAATGTCCCTAAATACATGGAGATTCTTCATCTCAGCCAAACTACCATGCTTCCGTCTTACTTTATTTTTAGAGAAGAAGGAAGGTTTGGTTATATAATAGTCCATGATGGTGTTATGCATAGGGCAAAGTTTAAAGTATGTCAGACAGGCGGCACTGCAAAAGGGAGAACCCCAAACCCTGACGATATAGAGCCTTTAATTATGTTTGATAAGTCTGAAATTATTTGGGGAAAATGAGGTGTATATGAGTAAGGACATACAGATAGGTGGAACCCATTACAAAGACCTTGAGATACAGCCCATTGATTACATCTTGGGCAACCAACTTGGATATTGTGAGGGAAATGTGGTTAAATACGTTTCGAGGTGGCAGTCTAAGGGAGGAATAGATGATCTCCGAAAGGCTAAACACTACATTGATTTCTTGATAGATCATGAAACGAAAATATAACCTTTTGGTATGCCGCTTATTTAGTAAAGTCATTACCTAAAAGGATGGGAGGTAAGTATAATCGCGCTTCACAGACATAATGAGGTTGGAATGATTACTTACTACATAGTCCTTGTAGTGTGCGGCTTGCTTGCCATTGCAAAAGACGATTTAACAAATTCATAACGCTCTTCGGGGCGTTTTTTTGTGAGGTTCTATGAAGCATTTAGTCATTCCAGATACCCAAGTCAAACCTAA